TTTCTCCAGTTAAATCCTTCGTTTAATAAATCCCAAGTCGCAGTAGTTGTTGGTACAACTCCAGTTGCGTCTTGTTTTGCAACATAAGTGTGACCACCATATTTTACTACATTACCAGTTTTGTATGCAGTACCACCAGCATATGTACCTAGCATTTTGAAACCAGTTGTTAAAACCGTCCAATATGAAGCGTTGTTATATGGTGTTTGACCTGTTGATTGTTGTTCGGCAACATAGTTGTAACCACCGTAGGTTACAATGTCACCTGCTTGATATGCAGTACCCGAAGCATATGAATCTTCAAATTCTAGTCCTGAAACGAATAAAGTAAATTTAGAAGTATCAATAGTTGAAGCGGCAGTATGTTCAACCGTACAAATGTAAACATTCGCACCGTACTTTGCTAAATCGTTAACTTTATATGCAGTCGCAGAAGCATATGTTCCTGTCCATTTAAATCCTGGAACAAATGATGTCCACTTTGAAGTGTCATCATATAAATCTGTTTGTGAAGCGTGAGCAGTATTACATACAAATGTAGAACCACCCCATTGGACAACATCATCTACTTTATAGTTAGTAGAACCTGCCCAAGCACCTTTCCATTCTTGTCCAGCAACCATCTTTTTCCATTTAGTCGCTGTTAAATCTGTTTCAAACGCTGATGAACCTGTATGGTTCGCCATCGCCACGAAGCTATTTCCTCCGTATCTTACAACATCATCTTTGATGTATGCCGTTCCTGTAACCCAATCTCCTTTGAAGTGAAATTTAAGTCTACCTAGAATAAAATCTGCCATTTTTATCTCTCTCTATTTAATTTTTACAAATACCTGTTAATATTGTTTTGGGTATAATAATTTCCTCCACTAGGTGTCCAGTTGCTTCCAGTAGAAGCAGTCGCTGTTTCGCTAGCGGCGTATGTATAGTCTTGCTGATACCTTGCAACAAGATTACCGTCATCATTTATGAAATAAAAAAGTTTCAACGGATCAAATCTCGTTTGTTGATACTTCCTAAACTGAGCATTCGTTTGATAGTGTGCGTCTGTACTTTCGTCAAAATCACTTTGTAGTGAATTTTGAACGGTACTTCCATCACTTGTTTTACCAAGTGCCATACCTTCAAAACCATTAAACCCAAATCCTTCACCAGAGTTAACTTCAATTGTCTCATTACTATCTAATTTTACTTTAGTATAGATTAAAAGACCGTTAACATCACGGTTAAGGGAGTGCATTGCATATTCGTTAGAGATTTGAAAACCAGCAGCGTCTGTTGCTACTGCTTGTGAAGCTCCTGTTGGTAATGCTAATGCCATTTAATTATTCCTCTTCGTTTCTTTATATTTATACAATAACCAGCGTCTAAAAACTATTAAGTGTTTTCTAATACCGACATTACCGTATCTGTATTTCCATGAGACGCAATAACTCGTATAATGTCATTTGCCTCAAGGTTTACTGGTTTATCTAATATAAATGTGTTGTTTTGTGGAATGATGATATTAGACATCATAGTCTTAAAAGTTGTTCCACCGTCTATCGTTATTTTCACATCAACTTCTGCTGGAGTATCAGTTGAAGTATTTGAAATGTAAATAGCGTGTAATACAGCAGTACCATTTGATGGCGCTGTATAAACATTTGAAGTTGAGTCATCAACTTGCGAGTTTGTCATTCCTGCGTTTTTAAAAGCACTAGCCATTTATTATCCTCCAAACACAACAGCAAAGGCGAGAATATCTCCGGTCAATGCTAATGTTCCACTAGAATTTGGTAGTTTAATCGTTCTATCAGCTGTTGGATTTTCTACCGTTAATGTTGTTTCAAAGGCGTCAGCTGTGTTACCTTCAAAAATAATGTTTGCATTATTAAAAGTTAAGTCAGTAGTTGCAATAGCACCTGCTGTTAATACTGATTGAATATCAACCGCAGAAGCACCACCTACTTCTTTAATAGTACTTGAATTTTGTTTAGTATAAAACTTACCATCAGCAATGTTCATTGCCAATTCACCAATTTCTAAATCAGATAATTGAGGAACAGCAGAAGCTGTAAAACTTCTTTTTGGTTTTAGGACTTGGTCTGCCATTAGAACAATCCACCGTCAATAGTATTCAATTCAACAGCACCACTTGTTACCGTAAATTGTGTACTATGAAATGACGCAACTCCTTTATTACTTGTACTTGCGTCTTCGCCAGCAATTGTAATTGAAGAACCTGAAGCAGAAGTATCAATTCCTTCTCCAGCAGAAATAGTTAATGTATTTCCTAATCCAACCGTACCAGTTCCAGTCTCACCAGCAAGTAAAAGATTTGGATCCGCAAGTTTAGAGTTTGCAATACTTCCTGCTAACATAGCACTTGTAATTCCAAGCGCCTTAACTTGTAGTTTGTCTGATACTACTTCTATTGTCTGGTTATCTACATTAACATCTAAAGTGTTTCCTGATTTTACCATAGCTGCACCGGCAACTACTTGACCAGCACCAGAGAATTGTGATACAGGTAATTCAGTATTGTTTGAAAGTGTATTATCGTTTAATGTTGGTGTACCGTTGTGAGTGAATACATAACCGTTATCACTATTAGCAGTACCTTCTTCTACGAAAGTAAATGTACCACCAGTTAAGTCAGTACCTAAATTTGCGTCTAATGCTCTTGTTAATCTCCAGTTAGAAGAACCGTCACCAACGATTTCTACAAAGTAAATACCGTTTTGTCTAGCTTCTGTTTGGTCTTTAACTACAACTCTGTCATTTACTAGCAATGAAATACCGTCAATTGTTAAAGCGGCTTGAGTTGCGTTGTTGTCTAATCTTCCATTTGATTGGTCATATGTTGCAGATAAGTTTGCTGTGGTAGCAACTCTACAACTATCTTTTACATCTAAACCACTTGAAGCACTATCAACATATTCTTTTGTTGCAAGTGAGTCAGCAGCGAAACCTGCTCTATCTTTATAACCACTAGGTACGGTAACCGTTCCAGTTCCGTGTGGTGTGAAAGTAATATTTCTATTTGCAGCTGATGTAGCAATGTCTTGTCCATCTATTGTTAAATGGTCAACAACTATATTTGTTAATCCAGCAATGTCAGTTGCAGTAGCACCGAGAGTTAATGCAGTAGTACCTAAGGTTACACCGTCATTTGCAAGTTTAATATTTGATACGGCACCGTCAGCAAGTTTTGCTGTGCTAATTCCACCGTCTTGTACATTTATAGTAACCGTATTACCGGAAACTGCTGTATCAATCGTTCCATCACCTGTAAGTAATAGAGTCGAGTTAGTTGAGTAATCTGTTGTTGCACCGGCACTATCTTCAATTGTAAGTGTAGTATCTACAGCGTCAAATCCTAATTGAGCTTCTGTACCAGAGGCAGAGATTACTTTTAGAAATTGTCCTTGAGAACCTGCACCGTCAGGTAGTAATAGTGTTGATGAATTTGTTAGTGATAATGGAGCCTTTAAAACAACATTGTTTGAACCGTTGTTTGTAGCCTCATTAAAAGTTATACGACCAGAGTTAGTGGTTTCGTTACCAATTATAATCTCGTCTATTCTTTTATTTGAATCTGTTGTTATTAGTTTTTCAGCAGCGACAGCACCGTTCGTTGTTGGAAATAAACTAGTGAAATACTTACCACCAATTACATCAAGGTCGTTTGCGTTTCCTGAACCGTCTACGCCACCTGCACCTACGAATAGTCTATCACCATTGTTGCCAGCGGTACCTGTACCATATGTAAATGCTAATTCACCAAGTTTTAATGATAGTGGGGCAGCGACATTGGAACTTCTTTTTATTCTGATTATTGTTGACATATCTTAACTCTCTCTTTTGTTACCTTAAACTTAAAATGAACCACCGTTCAATGTTATTGAACCAGTAGTAGTCGAAATCTCGTCTCTCACAACAAACTTATCACTTGTTGCAGAGTACTGAATCATACTACCATCTGCTAAGGTTGAAGCGTCTACATCTGCCATTAATCTAAATTTCAAAGTAGAGTTGGTTACAGCGGTTTGAGCGGCTGCACCTGCAGGCATAGTAACCGACACTTGTTGCGGTCTACTTATCGTTGAATCTATTCTTGCTTTAATTTGCGACACTTTTAGTCTCCCTTAATTGTTAATATTTATAACCGAAGGGTATTCAAAAACTAATAGTATTAAAATAATTAAACGGTCACATTAGGACGGACGGTTATTATACCTTCAATAACCCTGGTTACTACACTATCGCTAGTTCTCGTAACCTCTACATCATAAACATATCTTGCTGGAGCATCCAAGGCACTAGATTGAGCAGAAGTCAAAGATAGTGTTATAATGCCTGTAGCAGGGTTTGCTACGGTCGTAGACATCGCTATCCTAGTCTTTGTACTCTCATACCCCTTTGCCATTTTAGCGTCAACGGTATGTCCTGTTAGGTCCCAAGCGGCACCATCATTTCCTGCAAGTGTTATATTTGAGGAAAATGTAGTTCCTTGGTCTATTCTTAGATTTGCTATTGCAGCCATTTATTTAATCTTTTTTCGGTTCTTCTGTTTGAGTTTCTTCTTCTTTTGGAGCAGTTGGATCAATACCTAGAAATTCACAAATCTTAGCATTGTAGTATCTAACTAACACATCAATTTTTTCAAGTTCAACTTCAACTCTCGCTTTATTCTGTACTAACTCTTGTCTAGCGATAACATAATTTTTAGTTCTATCGTCAAACTTCTCTTCATCATAATCTTTACCATTTATCTTAATTGCCATAATTATCTCCTTGTATTATTATTTATAAGCGTTCTTATATCAGATTTTGCCATCATATCTAATTTCTTTTTCATAATAGTCTCTAATATCAGGTATCATTCCCATTTGTTCATCTTTAGGAAACGCTTTTATGATTGGGTCATAAATGTGTTCCTTTCCTTTATATACTTCAAAGTATGGGTCATTGCCAAATAACAAGTCCTTGTCGTTTAACAAATCGTAAAACTTATCACCATAATCTCTCTCTATCCACTTTGCATAACATATCGCCACACAATAACTCTTTGCTGGATAGATAAATCTTTCGACTTGTTCTACCCAATGTCTTTTCGCATTAAGAATAATATCATTATCTTCCCATATAAGATATATCTCCTTATCATTCAATGTATCTTTATGAGTAGGATTTAATCTATGATATACTTCTTGTTTGAGTTTCCATTCTCTCATAACTTATATACTCCACATTCTTACATTCATTCCATTCCGGAATATTAACATTTAACATATTCTGTCTATTTACTTTATAAAACTTTACCGAATGATACGACTTGAAGAGTTGACGCCATTGTAATATCCAATTTTGTAAGTAATATTGACTAGGGTGTTTATCAGACTTGTAATAAGGTTGTCCAGCATATATGTTATTAAATTTATTTGACATACTATATATGTCGTGTCCTATTAGGTAAACTTCTTTCAATTCTGCTACTTCTTTACAAGCAACAAAACCACTTGCAGGACCTGTTGCCCAAGTTAACTCGTCACCACCGTCAACTAAATCTGTAAAACTTTTTACTTTATCACCTGTCAACCAACTAATGTTGACCATATTCTTTCCTGTTTCTTTATCATTGTATCCGTGCAAAACAAAACTATTAGAACCTACTCTTTGATTTTCTACAAGTAAACCTGAATTCCTAATTGCTCTTATATGTCTATACCCAGGAAAGAAACCATTTACCATATTCTCGTAATGTTCGTGTGGTACAGGATTCCAATCTCTAAAATAACATTTAGCCGTATAACTATAACCTGAATGATAAATGCTGTGCATAACAGGATGGTCCATTGCAACTAAAATGTCAGGTGCAAAATCTTTGTACAGATTATTACAACCTAAGATAACACCTCGTCCTTGAATAGTAGAAAATTTAAAACCTTTTCTACTTTGACCATTGCCTATAAGAAACGCTCTATTTGCCATATCTAAAACTATAAGTATCTAACAGATACCTATATCCATTGCAACCATCTTTTAGAGTTTTAACATATCTATAGTGTTCAGTTAAACATCTACCTAAATATTCACACTTACGACATATATCAGAAATATTTTGTTCTTTCTCTTTTTGACACCATACTTCGTAATCAGCAAAACTATCAAGTTCTAAAAAATACTCATTATCATCTTTATCAAAATCTAATACAGCAAATTTACCATTAGGTGTAATATATAAGTGGTCATCACTATATGCGTTGTATTGATGATTAAGAGAATCTTTTATGTTCTCTTCATTAATAAATGCAAATTTATTTTGCTGATATCCTTCTCTTGTTTTTACACTTTTAAATTCTTCTATCATCTTTATTATAAAGTCTTCAAAGTCAGCGTGTGTCGCACCTAATTGATTTGCTTGATTTGTACTATAAGGTTTAATTTCAAATCCTTTAAAGTTTTTATTATCTACACCTAATTTAATCATCTTTGACCAAATACTTTGTGTTGATATTTTCATAACTTCTGGTGTTGCCAACATTAAAACAGAAAACTCAACAGGCAAAGTTCTCATATTATCATAAACTTGTTCGTGTTTCTCTCTGGTCTCCATATCATAACTAACACTTATAAAATAATCAGGATTCATAAACTCACTTCTTACCATAGATAAGTTTGTGTTTATATTAATCTTGTCTTTGTAATATATCTTAATTGCGTTAGTAATCTTTTCTAGGTTGTCTTCTTTTAATACACCTATCTCACCACCATATAAATCAATGTGTTCTATGTCTCTATGAGTTTGTACTTCATTTAATAGTTCACTTAATTTAAAGTGGTCAATACATTTATTATCACCTAATTGGTCAGGCGTAAGATAACACCAATTACATCTAAAATTACAAAAATAAGATGGATTGATTGATAGATTAATTTTCCGCTTCGTCATAATTCAATTCCTCAATAGACTTTAATAACATTCTTTTACTTCTACTAAACAAAATATTTCTTAAAATTGTTTCTTTTTCAAATAGTCCTATCCATAGATAATGATAGTCAATATGATTTCTCATAAACAATCTATTCAGTTCAGCATACTCTTGTTCTTTATCTAAAGTGTAATCTACTCGTTCTAATAGTTCACCCTTTACATTTGCTTGTTGTTCTTTTATTTTATATGATATACCAGATATATGTTTTGTTTTATTAATGATATCTGTTATTCTATCTAATTTGTTTTTACCACCTAACGCCAACATTATATAAAATGGCATATGGTGTTTCTTTGTAAAATGTCCTTCGCAACTTGATATTGGAAGAAAACCTTTTCTAATAAATTCATGGCAATGAGGTAATACACCTTTCTCAACTTCAATGTCAAAGTCTTTGTCAAATGGACTTACTGATAGAGCTAGATACCCATTTGAATAATCTAAATCTTGTTCTTGTGAGGCGTGTATTCTGCCGTTTTCAAATTTTTTATTTTTCATATATTATAATTAAAACATCCTACAATTCGTTCATTGTTAATTAATTTAAATTTACCAACTTTGTGTTCCCATACTTTACTATGATTTAAAAATATTAAATCGTTCTTACCTGGATATAACCAACAAGACAATGACTTTGTTTGTTTATGTCTTACTGATAAAGAACCACCTTGTTCTTCATTACAGGCATTTGTAAAGTACATTAGTATAGCAATGTTAGCTCCTTCTTTCAAGTCATTGTGCCATAGTGTACTTTCATAGTCTACACCATTGACAATGTTTGGTCGTCCGTGTAATTCGTATTTACTAGACACCTTACTAATATATTTATCACCCAAATATTTGTGGGTTGTGGCGAGTGCGTGTGCTACCTTTTCAGTATGTACAGCAATCGTATACTCTTTATCTGTTTCTACAAAAGGTATTTGTATACCTTCAAAGAATTTAAATGGTGCAAGGTCTTTATGTGGCCACACTCCATTTATTACCAGATTTGATAAATCGTGTTCACCCCTCACTTGTCCATCTCCATTTAATTGCAAGTCTTGTCTTTTCTCCCCAATAAGGCATTGCCCTATGTACTAAATGAGAGTCCATAATAAACATTGCGTTTTGTCTAAAGTCATATGTCTTATCTTCAACTTGTATTTGTCCACCTTTATTTAAATCACCTTGTAGATATAATATAATAGTCTTCTCTCCTTTTACATCGCTGTCTGTATGAAAACCTATAATATTCTTTTCTTCGTTTTTACTATTTACAGAAATAACATATCTAACAATACAATGTTTTATGTCAGGTACATTTAATTTACAAATACTATCTACCCAATTCCAGTCGTCTGGTAATTT